TGCTGTCGAGCGCTGTCCAGTGCGGATACGGGGCGCCATCGGCATAGCCTTGGCCGATGCGCCAGGTGTCCCATTGGGCGGGGGTGTGCGCCGGGAGATTTTCATGATCGATCCGCAAGTGTCGTTGTGTCGCCATGTCAAAGATCGTGCCGCAGTACGTGCATTGAAGCTGCGGCGCGGGCACCGGATAATCGTAGGGTGTGACCCGCGGCGTCGGCGGTGACCGTAAAAACAAATTGTTGGGGATTTGCGCCATGTTCGCTCCTAGTGCTCGATATAACCATTAGCAGCGCCGTTCGTGTTGACTGGCGGCGAGGTCGTGCCACTGATTGAGGCGCCGATCGCATTCACGACGGCGCCCTCTTGGGCAAGGATTGCCAGCGAACCGTTGCCAGAGAAAACCGAGCCGTAGCAGTAGACATTCCCGCCCGACGTGGCGATGCCGTAATAGCCATTGTTCTGGAAAAAAGAATTTTGTACGGACGCCGAGCAGGCGCCGATGCAATAGTAACCAACGACCGCATTTTGATGCAGATCGGCCCACGTCTCACACAACAGCAAGCCGCCCTGCAATGAATCGACGCCATTGCCGCCGCCGCCCGATGTCGAGCCGGTGCCTTTGACCGTGAGCCGCTCGGCCCAACAATAACCGCCGAAAATACGAATGCCGACCACGCCACAACTGGCGACGATCAGGTCTTGTCCGTAGTTGCCGATATAGCCGCCGCCGAAGATGTGCATGCCGTACTGGCCGCAAGCGCAAATCACGAGCGGCAACGACGTGGCCGAGCGCATCGTGCAGTCCCAACTCGACACACCACGATCGCCGAAGCCCCAAATGGCAAGGCAGTCGTGCCACAAGTCTGCATAAAGCTCGATGCCGCGACCATCGTACGGCGCCGGCCCGATATCCTGCGATCCGGTGATCAACAAATAACGCAGCGTGCAGCCAACATCGAAGACCCGGATTCCGGTGACGCCGCTGGTGAACTGCAATTCAGTCGAGAACGTGCTGCGCAAATAGACAAGCTGATTGGTCGCGTCGACAGCGCGAGCCGCTGCGCTGTAGCCGGTGCAAGTAATGTTGCCCGGCGTCGGTGCGCCGCCCTTCAAGGCCGCGCCTTGGATGAAAATCCGATTGGCGTTTTGATGGATGATTTCGAAGGTCTGCGTATAGACCCATTTGCCGGGGCCGACCAGAAACGTCACGCTGCCGGTGTTGGTAATCGTGTAGCCCTGCACCCAATTCATCGCCGCAAATAAATCGGGAAAGTCGGGCGTGCCGCCGGTCGGCCCGGCGTGCACCGTCTTGGTGATATCGGTGGTGATGTAGCGCCGGCTAAAGAGTGCCTGCAGCGCTTGCCATAGCTGCGTCAGATCGGTGTGCGACGGCGTGAGCCCGGCTTGCACGATGACATTGAGAATCTCAATTTGATCTTCGTCGAACGCGGTCGCTGGCGGGATCGAGCCCTCAGTGCCGGTGACCGGGTTGCCATTTATGTACCGGGGATATGAGTTCGGCGGCGGTGTCGGCGTGCCGTATGGCTGACTGTAATCCATAGGATCGAGTCCTCACTTTTCTCAGATCAAGGTTTTCACAGGAACGCAGGCGAACTCTTTAGGGAGTTCCAGCCATCGGATCGGGCGGCGTCACGCCGCTGTAGTCGAACAGAACTTCGGTATGCGCCGGACGCCACCGCTTAATGAAGCATTCCAGATCGAGCGCGCGAGTGATGCGCAAATGCGGATCGATGCCGGCCTGACCTGCGGCGGCGCGAAACCAAACCAACTTGAAGCGTTGGACGTGCACCGTCCAAACAAAGCGCATGGTCGGCGCGCCGATCTGACACGGCCAATCGCCGAGCGAGCCGTCCGCGTGATAAGCGCGATTGTCGCCGCAACGATCGTAACCGGCCATGAAAGGCCGGTACTCGCTGATCGTTATTTGGTAGCCGAGGAAGTTCGCCACGCCGATGAAAAAGTCCCGGCTTTGCGCCCCGAGGAACGTCATTTTCAGGACGAGATATTTCTGCCGCTCGCCGATCGATGACGGTTCTTGCAACATGCACGGGTCGGGCAGGCCCCAAGCCTTTTCCCACGAGTCGAGCATTTCGACTGTGGTGCGCGGATCGCTCTCGCGATTGAGAAAATCGTCGGCGCGGCCGTCGACCCATCCCATGATGCCGGCGAGGCCGTGCACCACTTTCATAATGGTGCTTTGCCAATAACGCGGCCACGCGATGCCGGTCGGCAGATGGGCGGCAAGTGAGAACGAATATTCCTCTTGCCCGCGGCGGACCTGTACGTCGACCGGCTTAGGCGGGGATTGGACCGCCATTCATGGCACCGGATAGGTGATGGTGCCGAGCACCGCGAGCGCGCCGTTATGCGGCATCGGATGGTCGTCCATGTCGAGTTCGAAATCGTTGGTCACCCGGCCGATCGCCTCGGATATCCACGACGCCAGGATCGTCGTACCGGCGACCAGTTGACCGTTCACAGCGTGCGCCGGCTGCGCGCGTTGCGAGATCATCGCCGCAACACTGTCCGAGACTTGCTGTCGCAATGTCAGCGAATCGTTGATCAGGGCGAGATTGAAATCGATCGGCTCGGGCACGGGCGCGGCGACAAAGAAATCGCGCACTGCGACCGGCCGCATGGTGTCGAGATAGCCGGCGACGACGTTGAGATCGTCTTGGGTCGGAAAACCGCCCGTGTCGGCGCGGAGCGCGTCGACCATAAAGCGCACTGTGATGGTGCCCATGCCCATCTCGCGCGGGGCGCACCACGCGCGGGTGACCGAGGGAATGCTCATTGCCCATTGCACATAGTCGTCGGCATCGCCGCCCATCGGCGGCTGTTGAATGCGCGCCAGGACGCGGGCGCGCAACTCGTCGTCGGTTTCAATGTCGGAGCCGCCGCGCAGATCGACCACAGTGGCGCTCGAGTCCACGCCAGCGATCGGCAGCATCGGCGCCAGCGTCGTGCCGGCGACCTGATTGGTGGCGGCGCCGGGATTGATGGCGCGCACCGCGACCTCTTGCGGCTGGAATGCGACGTCGGGAAGCTGGATCGCCTCTAACGTCTCATAAACGGCGCCGTTGGCGGCCGCCAATTGCATGCCCTCGGGAACGACGACGCCGGGCGTGCCGGTAAAACTCGCGGCGCCTTGCGCGGCGGTCGGCGATTTGCGGCCTTTCGAACCGTCCGAATTTTTGAGCCAGATAACCCCGTGCCGGTCGAGCCAAATATCGGTGGCCGTATCCGGCATGAGTTGCGTCGCCAGCCAATCGATATAGCGCAGCACCGCACTGGCGAGGCCGGCCATCGCGTCGGCCATGACGCGCAGCACCGTGTTGCCGACCAGCGAGGCGCCCTGCAGCGACGTCGTGACGTCGTTGCGCACCATCTGCCGAACCTGATTGAGCGTCGGCGTTGTCCACGGCATGAACAGCTATCCCGGTTGATAGAGCAAATTTTGCGAGGCCGGCGCGTAACCGAATTGACCGCGGATCGGCACCACGACCATGTCCTGCCAGAGGTCTTGAAAGATCAGATCAACTTCGACGTCGGGTCCGCGATAGATGATGACGCGAACATAGATGCGATCGATCGCCGGCCCGGCGCGCCACGCATGCACGTCGATCGCCGAGCACATCTGCAAATCGATCATCGGCTGCAGCGCGGTGCGGGTGTAGTCCTCGGCGCGCACCACGGTGTCGCCCTCGAACGAATTCAGGTCGCTGATCTTGGCGCGTTCGAGCAGCCAATTTTTGCAGCCGATCGGCCAGCCTCGCCAGATCGTTTGCGCGTCCATGTCGCCCCACCATCCGCGGCGATCGCTGCTTTGCGGATCGGGCAGGACCTCGGTCGTGGCCGCCAGCGCGTCGGTCATGAGTGCGACCTTGGCGTAGTTGGCAAGTTCCTCGCTCTCGTCGAGCGTGCCATTCGACAGCAACAGCCAATCGGCGACCGTCTCACTCAGATCGGCGTGCGATACGATTCTAATATCGGACATTGGAAAGCACCCGCAAACGGATCGGACAGAACGCCGGATTGATCACGCCATTCTCGGTTTCGATTTCGAGATAGCGTGTCGGATCGGCGAAAACGCGTTGCGCCAGATAGAGCGACGGCAGCGGCATGCGCGCATCGAAGGCGACGAACCGCGGCAAATGTATCGCCGTTGACGCCAAGTGATTGATCAGCGAACCGCCGAGCGCGAGCACTGCCTCATAGGTCAACGGGTCGTCAATCAACTGCGCGGCCTGTTTGGCCTGGTCAAACATCTGCGCGCAATGTGTCAGCATCGTTTGCGCGTCATCGCTCGTCGTGAAGGTCATCCGGCTAATGATGTTGGCCTCAAGCCCGAGCGTCATGTTCAAGGCGCCGACCGCAACCGCCAAGGTCAACGGCGATTGCTGATTGATCTGACCGACGAGATAGAGCCGGGTCGCTTCGATGCCGGCATAAGTGGCGCCGGCCGCGTCGGCGGCGCTGTAGATTTCCGCGAGATCGGTGCCGAGCGTGATGCCGCGCACTTCGGTGTCGAGATTGGCGCGCAGCGCAAAGATCAAGGCGC